ATTCGATCGTGACGATGATTCGCGCGGTCAGCACCGGCGGCGCACCTTCCAGAGCGAGCGCACCCGTCTCCGGGGCTGACGGCGTCAGGTTCTCGGCGAGGCCGCCGAGCGTCTCATCGACACGCAGGGCCGCCCCGATCGCACCAAGCAGCTGATCGAGCGCCGCTTCGCCGCCGCCGCCAGGGTCTCGCGGCACATAGACTTCGAGCTCGACCCGGTGCGCGTAGAACTCGGTGCGGGGATTGAGGGTGATGTCGGGTTCGCCAGGGTCGCCATCGCGCAGGATGACGAGACCGGCAGCGGGCACCTTCTCGGGCAGCACCTCGTTGCGCCGCACCGGCGCCGCCAGCTGCCCCGCGAGAACAGCCGCGAGTGCGGCGAGGATCTGTTCACGTCGAGACATCAGCTGCTCCCGTCCTCATCAGAAATCCAGTTGCGCACGACCAGGCTGGGTAGCCGGCTCACCCAGCGCTCGGCGGCGCCGGCCACCTCGAGGCGTTTTCGGATCGTGACCTGCGGAACCAGGATGAACATCGGCACGGTCACCAGTCCTCGGCCCGTCCGCAGTGCAGAAGCGCTCGCGCGAGAGAAGCCACCACGCTTGCCTGTCCGGGCACGCATCCCGTCGGCCACGAGGAGAGAGGGACCGCGGCGTCGATAGACGAAGCGCAGCCGTTGCCCGGTCCGCCGCTCCCATCCGCCCGGCGTGATCTTCCGGCTACCATCGCCGTACCGGCCAGCGGCCGCCGTCGGGATCGCGAGAAAGAAACCGTTTTTCGAGCGAATGGTCGCGCCGTCCTCGTAGATGCGGATGATGCCCGGCGCCTTGGACCAGACGAGACCCGCCGCCCGGATGCTGTCTTCGCCCTTGGGGTAGACTTGTCCGCGCCAGGTGCGCGCCAGTCGCGGCCCCAGTCCCGCCGAGGTGACCTGCGTCCGGAGCTCGGTTTTCAGGCCTTCGGTGGCCTGTGAGATCCCGACCGTGACGGCCTTCTCGGCGGCCTTGATCTCGTCGCTCATCAGCTTGCCGATGTCGCCGATCGTGCTGACCGAAAACCTCATGCCTCACGCAGCTCCGCCGTCCAGATCAGTCGCTCCGCGTCGCGGCTCGGCTCCCCCTGGACGACATAGGAAACACCGTCGAACTCGAACCTGTCGCCTTCGGCGAGGCCGGGCGCATCGGCGACGCGAATGTCGAGCAGCGTCGTGGCAGCATGCAACCGCGTCTCACCGAACTCAAAGACACGGTCGGGCCGGCGCAAGACGACCCGAACGGAGACGGCGCTGCCGCCCTTTGGCGTGAAGGTGGCTTCCCGCGCCATGTTCGGATCAGCAAACAGCGCCTCGAACGCAGCGGCGATGGCGGTCATCAGAAGCTGCCATTCAGGCGAACCCGCCCGATGACGTCACCAGCGCCACCGGCGACCGCTTCGGTCGCAACTCCGATCAGCGTATTGCCGGTGGCGGTCTTCGTCGCCTCCTTGTTGGTGTTGTCCCAGTAGACCTTGTCGCCCGCGGCCCATGCCTGGGAGGCCACCTTCTTCAGATCGAAGACGCCGGTGAGCGCGGCCTCGACGGTGGCGCCGCTCTCGGCGTCGCCGGCCGCAACGCCGAAGATAGAGCCCACGAGCAGGCCATCGCCGGAGGCCACGGCATGGGGCGCGGTCAGGGTGAGGGTGTTGCCGGGCTGGACGTAGTTCTTCATCGCGCATTCCTTTCGCGGAAAGACGAAGGGCGGCCCGCCAGGACCGCCCACGCATCAGGGTTCAGGGGATGGCCCGGCTTACGCGCCGGGGTTCTTGTAGAGCCCGCGCCAGTCGATGGCCTTGGCGCCGAAGTCAAGGCGGCACTTGATCTCGACACCGTCGACGTCGAAGCCGTTGCGCGTCTCGATATAGGCGCCCTGCTGGCCCTCGAGATAGGCGTATTCGATGGTGTCGATCTGGTTCGGCGAGGCCGCCAGGTACCAGGCCTTGTCGCTCGCCGCATCCAGCCGCGGTTCGGCAATCGGCGTGAGCGTGCGGATCGATTGCGGCACCACGTTGCCGCTCTGGGCGGGCACGAGGTTCTGGGCGACCAGCTGCTCGGCCTTCAACTCCAGCGCCGCCGGCACGATCAGGAATGCGGGGCGGATGTTCAACACGGTCTTCTTGTCGAGCCCGGTCTGCTTGCGCATTGCCGCGCGCGCCGCGCCCACGCTGTCCACCCCGAGCGCCGTACCGCTGCCCGCGAGGTTCTTGTGGCTGGCATGGAACAGCACCGTGCCATCGGCCATGGCCGGGTTCGAGGTGATGATGCCCCAGACCACGTCCGACTCCAGCTGCGCGATCGAGTTGCCGTACATCGCCGGAATGCGGGTGAAGGCGTCGAGATCGTCATTGATCAGCACCTGCCGGGTGATCGCGACGACGCGGCCATAGGTCTCGATGCGATAGCTTTCCTTGCTCTCGCCAAGCGTGCCGCGCTGGAACTCGCCGCTCTCGCCGACTTTCAGCAGCTGCGGCGCCTCGCCCAGCTGGACCCGGTGCATAGCCTTGAAGTCGGTCGCCAGCACCTGCCGGCAGAAGAGCGGGAAGGTCCGCGGATAGGCATCGTAGGCCTGGCGCAGCGTCTTGTTGGTGACGGCGGCGAGGATCTCGGGGAAGTCCGAGGTCGAGTGCAGCGCGCGCGTGGCCACCTCGTCGCGCGAGAGGCCGCGGGTGCTGACGCCCGCCGTCTCGAGGCTTTCGCGGGCGAGCTCCATCAGCGTCATGCCGCGATACTCGCGGGCAGCGTCCTCCAGCGGAAACAGCGTTGGGCTGTAGCGGTGCAGCAGCGCGTTCGAGATCGCCTCCCGCCGCGTGACCGTGGCGTCCCGCCCGCCGAGCGGGACCGAAACATGCGGGAAGGTCCGGGTCTCGTCGGCCTTGGCCGCCACCTGGTCGAGGATCAGCCGGCGCGCCTCGTCGATGGAGACGCCGCGCCGGATCAGGTCGTCGGCGAAGCCGCGCTCGAGCTGCAGCTTGTCGGCCAGCCCGTGGATCATCGAGACACGCTCGCGCTCCTGCGCCCGAACTTCACTGACCAACGCGTCAGTATCGGTACTGCGACTGCCGTCCTCGGGCGCCGTGTCGGGCGCGGGCTTCGGGGCCTTGGGTTTGGTCTCGGCGGCGCGGGTCTGCGGTTCGGCAGCGCCGGTCTTGTCGTCGGTCATGCTCGTCTCCTCGGGCGCTGCCGTGGTCTTGCTCTGCTCGGTCGGGGTCTCTGTCCTGTCCGTCATCGGGGGTTCTCCTTGCTCTGTGGCAGCGTCCCGGCGGTGAAGGACGCAATCGTTGACGAGTTCCGTGGCGCGGAAGCCGGCCGCGGGGTCAGCGCCCACGGGCACGGCGGAGATTTCGAACGGAGTCCAGTCCACCGCCCGCCACAGTTCCCGCCCGCCACCGGAATCCTTGGGGGGCTTCGAGATCTCGAAACGGTGGACCTGGTAGCCGATGGAGACCGCGCGGATGTGCCCGGCCTCGATATCGCGCCAGATGTCGTCCACGGCGTCGCGCTCGGAGAGCCGGATGCGCGCGATGCCCTTTCCGTTCTCGATCCGCGCCGAGCCCGGCACGACCGAGCCGATCACCGCGTCGAGGTCATGCGCCTCGTGCACCTTCAGGAAAGGCGCGCCCGCGTTCAGCCGCTCGAGCCGCACATGCTCCGGCGCCATGCTGAGTTCCTCGTCATGCGGCTCGCCGAAGAGCGATGCGCGCCGCACCCGGGCGCCGGTCGACCAGATCACCTCGACGCTGCGGGTTTCGGGGTCGATGCTGTTCGGCGCAAGCTCCGCCGACCGGCGCAACGCCGGCAGTTCGATCATCTGCTCCATGAGTGTTTCCTTGTCAGGTCGCGTCCGGGTTCTCCGGGTCGGTCGCGGGATCGGCTGGCGCATTGGACTGCACGCTGCCGGTCTTGGTGACGCGGCGCGGGTCGCTGTCGAGCACGAGGCCGAGTTCGTCGAGCTTCTCGTTCGTGGCGGCGATCTCGGCCAGCACCGCGTCGGGGTTGCGGCCCTGCCGGGCGATGGCCTCAGCCAGCGTCATCGTGCCGGAGCGGATGGCCAAGAGATCGGCCATCGCGTCCTTCTGAGGATCGACCGCCTCGAACTTCGGCGGCGACCATTCCACGGGCACGTCGGGCGTCGGGATCCGGCCTGCCGCCCACGCGGCCTCGGTGAACCAGCGCCAGACGGGCGTGCAGAACATCGGGATGAAGAGCTGCCACTGCACCGCATCGATCATCCGGCGGAACTCCACGAGCCCCGCGCGGATCGAGGAATAGTTCACCTGACTGAGATCCCCGGTCAGCAACTCGTAGGGCACGCGGAACCCGGCCGCGATGGTGTGCAGGCTGGCGCGCTTGTATTCGCCATAGCCGCCGGTGGCAGCCGGCTGGTTGAAGCGGATGTCCTTGCCGCCGCGCGCATAGGCGATCAGCCCCGGCTCGAACTGCTCGACCCGGTTGCCGTCGGCGTCGATCACGGCCGGTGCGATGCCCTGCTGGGCCTCCTCGTCGCCGAAGACGATGGCGGTGACGCAGGCCTCGGTCTTCTTGCGCACGATCTCGGCCACCTCGTAGTCGTCGAGATCGCGAAGCGCGCGGATCACCGGCGCGCCCCAGGGCACGCCGCGCGCCTGCGTGCGCTGCTTCTCGTAGACATGGGCGATCTCGCTGGCCGGCACGGGTCGGCTGGTCGCCCCGCCCTTCAGGCTGAGCGTCGCGTCGCCCGGATGCGCGCCAAAGAGCCAGTAGGCCCGACGCCGGCCGAGCGCGTCGAACTCGATGCCCTGCACCGCCTGGCCCGATCCGAGCGGGCCGTTGCGGGTGGCGTCGAGGAAGTCGGCCTCCAGCAGTTGCAGCTGCACGGGCGGCATGATGCCGTCGCCGGAACGCCGCGGGCGGCGGCGCACCAGCACCTCGCCGGCCTCGACCATCTCGCGGCAGGCAAGCGTTTGCAGGCCATAGAAGTCGAGCTGACCGTCCGCGTCGCAGTCCCGCGCCCAGGTCTCGAAGAGCCGGTCGACCTCCCTGTCGAGCGCGGCGTCCCCGCTCGCCGCGCGCGGCATGATCCCGGCGCCGACGATGTTGTTCACCAGCACCGAGACCGCCTTGGCCGCATGGGGGTTGTTGCGCACCAGGTCCCGCATCCGGTCGCGCAGCAGCGCCCCGGCCCGGCCGATCTCGGCATCGGCCGAGGATCCGGGCGCATGCCAGCCGTCCGTGCGCCGGCCACGGGCCGCACCCTCGTAGGAGCGCGCGAGCCCCTCGAAGGCCTGCCGCGCCAGCACGCGCCGTGTGGCCGCGCGCGGGGCCACGCTCGCGATGGCCCTGTCGAGCCAGGAGACGCTCATCAGCGGTCCCCGCGCGAGAAGCCGGCGAAGCCCGCGATGGGCCGGGCGGTCGCCCCGGCAATCTGCCGCTCGATGGTGCGGATGCGGCCCAGCAGGTCCTCGGCCGAGCCGTAATCCACGGTCTTGCCGTCATAGCTCACCCGCGTCGTGCCGCTCGCATAGGCGCGCCGGAGCGCGGCGAGCTCCGCTTCCGTCCAGTCTGCCATGCTCAAAACCATCCTTCCCGCCGCCCAAGCCAGTCGGAGCGGCGCTTGCCTTGCGGGGCCGCGTCGGGCCGCCGGATCCGGCCGGCCGGGCTGTCCATGCCGCTCGGAACCCCGAGCTGCGCTTCGAGATCGGCCCATGTCGCCTCGGGCCAGCGATCCGCGCCCGCGATCCAGGCGGCGGCGCGGGCATAGACCCGGCAGTCCAGCGCCTCATTGCGCTCGCGCAGCTTCTGCCATTCGAGCTTGGCGAAGCCGCGCCGGTTGCGCACCGTCACCAGTTGCTCGGCGGTCAGCTGCCGGATCCACTCGGTGTCGGCCCAGCCGGGCAGATGCACCGTGCCGGGCGGGAACGCCGCGCCCTCCCTCAGTTCTTCCGTCGTCGGCCGCGCCAGCCGCAGGAAGCGGTAGGTCTCGGCCTTGAAAGTCGAGGTGGCCACGGTCCAGAGCCGCGCGCCACGACGCAGGCGCTTTCCGCCAGCGGTGGCATCGACGAAAGTCGGCCCCGACACCGGGCTCGCCCGGTTGAAGCCCTCGAGCCCCTTCACGGGCGCCACCTGCGCGAAGCCCACCGAGCGCGCCCAAGCGTAGACTGCGGCCGTCTCGTAGCCCGTGTCGATGGCGAGTCGAGCGAGCCCCAGTTCCGCGCCGCCGGCATGCCGCCAGTTCCTGCTCAGCAGATCGGTCAGCGCGTCCCAGCACTCGGGATGCGCAGGCCCACCCTCGATCACCACGTGATCGACGAGCCAGCTTTCCAGCCCACGACCCCAGGCCCAGACATCGACCTCGATCCGGTCTTTCTGCACGTCCGCGCCGGCGGTCAGGAACAACCCGCCCGCGGGCACCGTGCCCACCGGCCAGTCCTCGCGCCGCTCGGCGATGCGCTGCCAGTCGGGCGCGTCGCCGGTCTCGATCCAGGTCTCGCCGAGCACCGTGTTGCGGAACACCCGTTCGGCCTCGTCGGACCCTGCCGCCGCCTCCTTGTCCCGCGCGATGTCGGCCCAGCTCTTCCACCCCGGCGGCGAATAGAGCGCCGAGAGATGAAATCCCACCGTCCGCGCATCGCGGGGCTCGGCGGTCGCCCGCCATTCGCCGGCCGCCAGCATCGCCGGCTTGTGATGCTCTTCGATCGGCTCGTCGCACGCATCGCAGTGATAGGCCGCCGTCTCCGGTTTGCCCGTCTGCCAGCGCAGCCGCTCGAACCGCAGCCACTGCATCGCGCCGCAATGCGGACACGGCACGAAGAAGCGGCGCTGGTCGCTCGCCTCATATTCCCTCTCGATCCGGCTGACGCCGCGGATCGTCGGTGTCGAGACCAGGAAGACCTTGCGCCGATGCGCGAAGGTCAGCGAACGCGCCTCGGCGAGCCCCACCGGGTCTCCTTCCTCGTCAGCCGAGGCCGGATAGGCGTCGACCTCGTCGAGGAACACGTAACGCGCCGGCATCGAACGCAGCCCCACCGCCGAGTTGGCGCCGGTCATGACGAGCACGCCGCCCGGAAAATCCTTCGACAGCTGCGTGTTGCCGCTGTCGCGCGCCCGCGCCGGGCGGACGCGTTCCTTCAGCGCCGGGCTTTCCTCGATCAGCGGGTCGATCCGCTGGCGCGAGTTGCGCTTGGCCAGTTCCACCGTCGGCTGGACGGCGAGCATCGGCCCCGGCGCATGATGGATCACGAAGCCGATCCAGTTGTTGCCGGCCTCGGTCGCGCCGACCTGCGCAGCCTTCATGAACACCACCCGCTGCGTCGGATCGCCGGGCGAGAGCGCGTCCATGATGGCCCGCATGTAGGGCGTGCGCTCGGTGCGGTACCGGCCGGGCTCGGCACTCGCGCGCGAGCTCAGCCAGCGATGCGTGTCCGACCATTCCGAGACGGTCAGCCAGGGGTCAGGCGTGAGCCCGCGGCCCCAGGCCCGCAGCAGCGCCTCGGCGCCGTCGAAAGCGGTGATATCCTCAGAGGGCGAGCCGGGGCTGAGCGAGTTCCTCGAGATGGGCGCGGACATGGGCCTCCAGAACCTTCTGCATGGCCGCCACCTCCGTTCCCAGTTCTGCCGCCATCAGCGCCGCCACCCGCGCCGGCCAGTTCACCCACGCGTCGCGTTCCTCACGCGCGAGCCGGAAGACCAGCGCCGTGGCGCGGTCGCGGTCGACGAGCTCTCCCTTCAGCTTGGCGAGCCGAATCCGCCGCTCCTGCGCCTTCAGCACCTCGTGCGCCGTCTTCGCCTGCAGGAAGGTCGTGCCGCTACCGTTTGCGGGTGCGGCGAGCCCCTGTTCCTTCAGGGTGTCGCCAACAGCTGAAACCGCCGCCTCGGGCACCGGCTTCAGCTTCTGGGTATTTGGCGTCTTCCTGGTTTTGGACGGGTCGGTCGCCTCCGCGCGCAGCCGGTCCGAGGCCGCCGCGTCGATGCTGCCATCCTCGTGCAGGACGAGCCGGCCGGCGGCCTTGGCCTTCTGTATCGCGCCGCGCGACATCCCGACATGGGCGGCATACTGGCGCTCGCTCATGCCCTGCATTGCTGGCTCCGATTATCATTCGAAATCATGTGCTTATCGAGTTGATAAGCGGCGCAGACAGAGCGAACGTCCAATCACGACGACGATGCAACTCGAACCAAGGAGCCACAGAGATGACCCTCGCCG